AGCGCCGGAGGATGACGGAGGCGTATTTTTCGTCAAGCTCCATCATGTAGCAGATGCGGTTCATCTGCTCACACGCCATGAGCGTCGAGCCGCTGCCGCCGAAAGTGTCGATGACCACAGCGTTCTCCTGCGTGGAGTTGCCGATGGGATAGCCGAGCAGGTCGAGGGGCTTGCTGGTCGGGTGGTTCGCATTGCGCTTCGGCTTGTCGAAGTGCCAGATGGTCGTCTGCTTGCGGTCGGAATACCACTTGTGCTTACCGTTCTGCATGAAGCCGTACAGCACTGGCTCGTGCTGCCACTGATAATCCGAGCGTCCCAGTACAAGGCTGTCCTTCACCCAGATGCAGCAGCCTGCAAGGTGGAATCCCGCATCGACGAATGCACGGCGGAAATTCAGCCCTTCGGTGTCTGCGTGGAACACATAAGCCGCACCGCCTTTTTCGAGGTGGTCTGCCATACACTTGAACGCCGACAACAGGAATGTGTAAAACTCCTCGTTTTTCATGCTGTCGTTCTGAATGGTCAGCCCACTGGCACTCTTGAAAGATACACCGTAGGGCGGATCGGTCAGGATGAGATTTGCTTTCGTATCGCCCATAAGTGTATTTACATCTTCGGGGCTGGTCGCATCGCCGCACATGAGGCGATGCCTGCTGACCGTCCACACGTCGCCACGCTCCACGAAGGAAGCCTTTTCCAGCGCCGCCGTCAGATCGAAGTCATCGTCCTTTGCATCGGAATCCGTGCCGTCGGAGAACAGGTCAGCCAGCTCCTTTTCGTCGAAGCCGGTCATGGAGAGATCGTAGCCCATCTCCTGAAGCTCAGACATCTCGACAGCCAGAAGCTCCTCGTCCCAGCCTGCATCCAGCGCCATACGGTTATCCGCGAGGATGTAAGCTTTCTTCTGCGCATCGGTCAGGTGGTCAACATAGACACACGGTACTTCCGTGATGCCTTCCTCCTTCGCCGCCATCAGGCGACCGTGACCTGCGATGATATTGTACTCCCGGTCGATGATGACCGGGTTCACGAAGCCGAACTCACGCAGCGAGGAACGGAGCTTCTTGATCTGCTCCGGCGAATGGGTACGGGCGTTGTTCACATAGGGAATGAGCTTATCGGTAGCGACAAGCTGGAAATCAGTCGTTGTTTTCATCGGGTGTTCCTCCTCATCAGAACCCTCTGGAGTCCCTTGCGGGCATCATTGACCTGCCCCTTGACCGCCTGTCCTTTGATGGTGCGGTACTGCTGCTTCGTCATATACGGGCGGCTGGCTTTCAGGTCACGCCAGAAGATTGCATCTGCATTTGCTTTCATACCTTCCTCACTTTCTGCTGCGGAGAAGCTGCTCCATCAGGTCGTCCTGCGGAGAGCCGTCGAACTTGGTCGTGCAGTTCTGCTTCACTATGTCGAAAATCTCATACCAGAGGACGTTCGCCTGTTTTTGGTAGGACTGACTGAGGGATGCGAACGGCGATGCCACCACGCCTCCGGTCGTCGGGTGCTTGCCGAGCAGACCGTAGGTCGAGAGGGCTTCCTCACACTGGATGAAACGAGCGAACGCCAGCGAGTAGCTTTCGAGCAGACGCTTGTTGACCAGCTTGTCGCAGCCACGGTTCTTGAGCCAGAGCCACGTTTCCTTGTAGATTTCATCCGCACCGAGGGGCTTACCGTCCTTCTGCCTTGCCGAGAGGTACTCACTGGGCGAGGGCATATCCTCACCAACGAGATCGGCGGCATCATCAAGGTCTGCTCCCTCCAGTGCGGTCGGGGTGAATTCGATGATGTCGGCATCCTCTCCGGCGGCAATTTTCTCAGCGAGGGGCTTCGGCTTGTCGCCTGCACGGACTCTGCGTCCGCCACGGTTTGTACCGTCCTTTGCCATATCATCACCTGCCTAAAAAAAATGCCGGAATCACGAGGATTTCGGCTCTGAAAAATATCCGAGGGGTTAATCGGGTGTTTGAACTGCACTTTTTGTGCGTGAGAGGGGGCGCCGGTCTTGTGTTTGTTTTACCGTAGAGAAGTGAATACCCCCACCCGGCAGCCCCCAGCCCTGCTGCTGTGCATAAAAAAGCACCTGCCGTTTTCAAGGCAGATGCTATTATCTTTATTGTGCGTCACTTCTGGTATAGAATGTGCTGCGTCCTGTTCCATGCCTTACAAGCAATCCCTGTTCTACAAGCAGCTTGATTGCATTTTCAACAGAAGCCTTGCTGAGTGTCGGACAAAGCTCCATGACCTCACTCTTGGTAAACTTTCCGATCTTATTGTAAACCGCACGACGTACCGTTTCGATTGCAGGTAGCTTCTCATCAACCAGTGCCACACGCTCCTCGAAGTCACGATACGCAGCAAGAATGGTCTGTAACAAATACTTGATAAAAGGCGTGGGATCTTCTACGTTCTCGTTCCAGCCTTTCTGACACTGCTCTAAAGCATCGTAGTATAGATTCTTGTTCTTAGCGATCTTACTTTCAAGGGAGATATACCTGCCGATCACATAACCGGAACGGTACAGCAGAAGCATAGTCAGCAGGCGGCTCATTCTGCCATTGCCATCGTTAAACGGATGAATACAAAGGAAATCATGAATGAACACTGGTATCAGTAGCAAGGCGTCAAGCTCTTGCATATCAATCATGCGGTTATAGCTTTCGCAGATTGCATCAATTGCCGGAGGCGTTTCATACGGGGCAAGCGGTGTAAACAAAACAAACTCCCGTCCCTCTGCATCAGTTGCGCTGATATAGTTCTGAGTGTTCTTGAAAGTTCCACCGATGCTCTTATGAGAATATTTATACAGATCACGATGGAGCTGCAGGATATAACTGGACGTGATCGGAATATACTCGAAGCTCTCGTGAATCGTATTCAGCACATCACGGTAACCCATGATTTCTTCCTCATCACGGTTTCGGGGCGTTGTCTTATCCCGTACAAGCTGCAGCAGGCGTGTATTGGTTGTGCGGATTCCCTCGATCTCATTGGATGCTTCTGTACTCTGCACCTTTGCAATCTCAACCAGTCGGTCAAGCTCCGCAGGCTTCTGCTTCAGATAAAGCTCCTGTCTGCCCTTGTATTCATGAATCTGTGCCACCAGTCCGATAATCTCACTGTCCCAAGAACGACCTGTAAGTTCACGATAATCGAAGTTTCTCATACTCTCACACTCCTTTCTCCTAATTATAAGTTATTTTAGGCGAAAAGTCAAGCGGTTAGGCGCATTTTCTCCTAAAATATATTATATGTTAGGCGAAAAGAATTATTCAGTAGGTGTATTCCGGTCTTCTGTCCGCGGTTCCGGTTTTACGGTCGTGACAATGCTTACAAAGTGCCTGCCAGTTTGATTCACTCCACATCAAGACACTATCACCTCGATGAGGAATGATATGATCGACAACGGTTGCCGTCACATACTTTCCCTGCGCCAGACACTTCACGCACAACGGATGCTTCCGCAGGTACGCCTTGCTGACACGCTGCCACTTGCTGCCGTAGCCACGCTTGGCGGCTGACGGTCGGTCTGGATGCATGGGCTTGTGTTCGTCGCAGTACGCACCCTCGGTCAGTCTCGGACAGCCGGGATGCTTACACGGTTTCAGTGCTTTCCTCGGCATCGCCGACACCTCCTTCGGGCATAAGAAAAGCCGCTGCGGATACCCACAACGGCTCTATACATATTCTTCTATTATACATTATATCACACATTACCGGTGTTTGCAAGTCCCACGGTGTCCCAACTTTTCAGCGATTTCACCGCATCGCTGTGCAGGCGGAACACGTGGGACTTGCTGTATCCCATTTCCTTCATGATCTCCGACCACGGCAGGAATTCGAGGTATCTTTTACGCAGAAGGTCACGGGCATCACCGTCCTGCACGGCATTGATGCGGATTTCCATGTCGGCAATCAGCGCATCGTATTCTGCCTGTGTTTCCTGTATATCCTGCTCCAGCGCCATGATCTTGAAAACGGTGCCTTCCATCTTGCTTCGGTCAGGAGACACCGTCCTCGGCATATCATTGATGCCGCTGCCGTTCATGCCTTCTGCCCGCTGCCGTAACAGGTGAATTTCGTATATCTTACGATTGATGCGGCGGCGAAGTCGTTCCGCCTGCTCCCAGTATTCTTTCATGCAAATTCCTCCCTCATCATTTTTATCAGCTTTTCGCCGTTCATATCCGACATGAAGTCAAACCACTACGACCGCAGGAACTGTTCACATTCAAGCGTTGTTATGATATCGTGTGATTGCAGCGCCTCCCGGTAATCCAAGAGAAACTGCTTGATAATTGCTGCCGCCAGTAATTTGTATCCTTCTGTCATTTAACCCTCGCTTTCACGGCTTTCATCATCGCCGCCTGTGTCTTGTCTTTGTTTTCCAGAACCTTCATGATATCCTCGTCGATCGTTCCCACCGAAACGAGGTGGTGGATGACGACCGTTTCGGACTGCTGCCCCTGTCGCCAGAGGCGGGCGTTCGTCTGCTGATACAGTTCCAGCGACCACGGCATCGTGTACCAGATGATGGTGCTGCCGCCGGACTGGAGGTTCAGACCGTGACCTGCGGAAGAAGGCTGAATCAGTGCGACCGGGATTTTGCCCTTGTTCCAGTCGGCGATGTCGGCATCGCTCTTGATCTCCCGACAGTCGAAGCGCTTCATAATGCTGTCACGTTCGTGCTTGTACCAGTACGCAATCAGCACCGGTTTGCCGTTCTGCGCTTCGATCAGATCTTCCAATGCGTCCAGCTTGTGCGAATGTATCCGCATCACGCTGCCGCCGTCGGTATAAACCGAACCGCTAGCAAGCTGTGTCAGCTTTCCACACAGGACACCTGCGTTTGCTGCCGTTATGGAATCGCGGGTGAAATCCAGACACATATCCTGCTCCATGTCTTTGTAGACCGTTGCCGCCGCTTCATCAAGCGCCACGGAATCCGCCGTCATCACCAGTTCCGGCATTTTCAGGTGGTCGGTGGTTTTCATGGAAATGCTGATGTCGGCAATCTTGCTGTATATCTGTTTCTCTGCACCCGGTCTGGGAGAATAGGTAAAGCCGTTCCAGTCCGGGGTGAAGTAGGCGTCGCGGTACTGCCCGATACGCTTGCCGAGGCGTTCGCCTTTATCAAGCAGGCGGAATTGCGCCCACAAATCCATGAGACCGTTGCTGCAGGGAGTTCCTGTCAGTCCAACAATGCGCTTCACGAAGGGACGCACCTTCCGCAGCGCCTTGAAGCGCTTAGACTGGTGATTCTTAAAGGAACTAAGCTCATCTATCACGACCATATCAAAGTCGAATGGCATCCCGCTGCTTTCGATGAGCCACTGAACGTTCTCGCGGTTTATTATATACAGGTCAGCTTTCTGCCGGAGTGCCGCAAGTCTCTGTTCCCTGTTCCCTATAACCTGACTGTATTTCAGCCCCTTTAAGTGATCCCACTTCCCAATCTCTGCTGCCCAGCTATTTTTACATACGCGTATCGGTGCAATTATCAACACCTTCTGTACCTCGAAGCGGTCGAACAGCATATCGTTCAGTGCAGTCAGCGTTATACTTGTTTTGCCGAGTCCACATTCCAACAGTACTGCTGCCTCTGGGTGTGTTTCTATGAAGTCAACGGCAAACTTCTGGTAGTCATGTGGTTTGTATTGCATCAATTATTTCTCCTATCTGCTGTGGGCTGTCCAGCACAAAGGCTTTGAAGCCCAGCCGTTGTAATGTTTTGATTCGAAGTCTCTGCAGCGGACGTGGTGTTTTGCCGGGTGCCTTGACCTCAACGAAGGCGATTCTCCCCTGCGGCATCAATACAATGCGGTCAGGAACACCTGCCGTTCCGGGAGAAGTGAACTTCCAGCAGACGCCGCCGACAGCTTTCACTGCAGCGACCAGTTTTTCTTCAATTGATTTTTCTCGCATAGATTCGACCTTTCCGGGAAAAAGTGACGCTCAGTGAGTGTCATTTCCATACCTTTCCATAGGAAGAAAATTCTATGTTTTTTCTCGCCTGCGTAAGGTTGGGATATGAGGTTAACCGAGTATCACTTTCCCGATTTTACGTTGTTTTTGATTGATGGAAATGCAGGTCAATCCAAAAATTCAAGACGAATTTGGAGCCCATACACCATGACACCCTTGTTCGTTTTCTTACGTTTAAATCCTCCCTGCTCCAATGCCCCATAGAAATCAGTCGTGCTGCGGACATACTCTCCGGTATCGATGCAGTACTCGCGATAGCGTTTATATAAATCTCCAGATTTCTCCTGAAAGCTCTTGTCGACATCACAGCAGTCATTGATGAAAGAGCCCAGCCAGTCATTTCCATCACGGTAGGCTCCGATTGCATCCAACACACACTGCGGGCGGTCTACCTTAAAATCGACGGCGACCACTTTCATGGCACCCTCGATAAGCCACGACAAAACCGCACCGCCTGCATTGTCGATCAGGTACTGTGTATAATTCTTCTTGTCAGCCTGTCCCTGAATCTTTGCATGGAATGGGATCACGATCAGTCTGCGCCATGTGCCGTCGTCAGAGGCAGCTACCTTCGGCAGGTGGTTCGTATACAGCACCAGCGTATGGCTAGGCTCAAAGGAGAACGGAGCCTTGAACTTCTTCTCAGCGAAAATGGGGTCTGTGGAACAGAGCTGCTTTACCACGGACGTGTTCAGGCGCATTCCTTCCTGCAGCTCCGCCGCAATAATCAGGCGCTTACCCTTCAGCTCTGCCATTTCAGGCTTAACGTTACGCTTGCAGTTGACGGTCAAGGCATCAGCGGAGATGTTGCCGGAATAGCTGCCCAGCACCTTATAGATCACATTCCAGAAGGTGGACTTGCCGTTGCGTCCGTCACCATAAGCAATAATCATCGCTTCTGTGTATACTTTTCCGATCAGACAGAGGCCGCAGATCATCTGCACATAGTCGATAAGGCTTTGGTCTCCGCAGAAAAACACCTGCAAGGCGTCCTCCCAGATCTGGCACCCTTCCTCATTCGGCACGACCGCCGTCACCTTGGTTATAAGGTCTGTTGGATCTGTGGCCTGCCAGCTGTCAATGCCTTTAGCCAGGTTATACGTTCCACCTGGGGTATTCAGCAGCATCGGATCGCCATCAAGCTGCTCCGGGTGCTTCAGCACCAGTGGCTTTGCTGCATCAAGCGCATTATTAAGAGTGCGAATATGGCGGTACTTCATCACAAAGTTTCGGAATCCCTTAGAGAATTCAAACTCATTATCTGCTGAGAGCTGTGCATCGTTAAGGCTGTCTCTGAATTTCTTTCCTCCAGCCATAGCAATAACACGGGATACACCGAGGTCCTCAAGTCTCCCCAGCTTCTCCTCTATCTGCCTGTCCGCCTCAGCAAGCTGCGCATCCGTGTGTTCAATCATCGCCATGACTGCAGCCTGTTCCGACTCCTCCCAATAGGTACCGTTATAGCGCAGATAGTTGGTAGCAACTGTAAAGGCAATCTCATCTCCGAAGCAGTCCACGAACGTTCGGGCCTCTCCAACATCTGAAAAATCATCAGGTATAAGCACATTATCACCATACTGGTCTGGTGGAACATATCCGTCCTGAGAGGTGACCTTCTTACCGAACTTACAGGCACTTGCCCAGATACCCTCCAGCTCATCATCATCAAGAGGCGGCTCGCACTCCGCTGCCTTTTTCATAAACTTTGCATGTGCATCATCAGTAACACCGAAGCGCTTGACCAGCTTTCCTGCAATACGCGACATAGTGCTGTTGCGCTGCCCTTGCGGAATGCTGCGGTTTGTTTTCATAAGAAGGAGCCAGTCCTCAATTGTCAGGCTGCCTTCGTGCCAGACCACATCGCCCTTCGAGCCATACAGAAAGCGTGAAGCATCCAGTGCATTGCCATCAAAGAACGGCAGCTCCTTATAGATGCGGGATTTGATGCTCTTATGGAATGCGGCATCCTTGCAGGGCGTTGTCGGGAAGAATACATGGAAGCGCGGACGTGCAGTCACAGTGCCTTTCGCCAGCATATGATGACGGCTGTATGTGATTGCATAGGCGACGTCGCCGAGCATATCACTGAGCTTCTCAGGTGTGACCCATTCCTCCGAATCGTCGCTGTGGTCATTATCGCAGTCCATTGGCACAACATCGGAGAGCTGAAAATTGGCATCGCTGCGAGAATAATTATCATAAAGTGCGCATACATGGTCGAAGGCGACTGCCTTCTTCAGGTCTGCCTCCGAGGTAATGACCTTCTGATTCAGATACAGCGTGTTTTTGGCGTTGCCGGTACAATCGGCAGTATACAGGGTAAACTTCATGTTGTCTCCTCCAGTTCTTCCGTAAAATAACGTATTTTCAGATGCTTCCGTTTTGCACGGTCGATTTCTGCCTTCATACCTTTGGATATCACCTTACCAAATACCCACAGCTCTGCACACTTGCTCATCAGCACCCAGTTCATAAAGATCGCTGTATCACGCTCCTCCGGGATATCATCATCCATAAACTGCGTAAAATAGATATGTGGAGTTATCGGCAGGCAATGGCTATCAACGGCAAAGCGGCTGTAGCGACGTGCTTTTGATATATTTATCTCCGTGTCCCCGGAATAAGGGGAACAAATATACACGATAGGACGAAAGGCTGCAGCCTTAGCCGCCGCCTTCTCCTCTTTTTCGATACGAGTAAATGCTTCATATTCCGTAGGGCTATAGTAGCCCTCACTGTTATACTTATTTGCCATGAGCGACCTCATTCCTGCCGCAGGGCTTTCTGTCACAACCTTTATTACACAGCTTCCCGCAGCGTGGGCATTTCACGAAGACATTCTCCGGCTTGACCAGTCTTCCACTGACAAGTGCATAAAACCATTCAATACTGTATTTCATAATATCAATCCTTTCTGTAAAACTCGCATTCATAACCGTCAGCCTGCAGGAGCAGACCATCAGCCCAGACTGGCGTTCTTGACATCTGTTCACAGACAGCCTGCAGTGACATCCTGCGGTCTGCCTCAATAATCATTTCATCGTGTATATGGCCGACGATAAAACAGTGAGAAAGAGTCTGCATAGAAAACATAAGCAGATCACGAGCAACGCCCTGTACAATGTTCTCGACGAATTTCGGACCATAGCTCTCAATTCGCTCCCACTTCTTTGATGCACCGACACCCATATAGGTAACGGACTCACCACCGAACTGGTTCTCACCGATCTGTGGGTGAGCATAGCAGAGCCTTCTCCCCGACGGCAACGTAATAAAAAGCATTCGGCTTTGGTAGCTGAAGCTGAGGCCGTGAGTTTCTGTGGTGGTTCTTTCCTTTATAGCAGTCTTTACTGCATCATCGACCGCCCACCAAAGCTTCACGATATTCGGCGAGGCCTCCCGCCAGTCAGTCACGATCTGCTTCAGCTCGGTATCGGTCAGGTTCAGGGCATCGCCGCCCATTGCCTTCATTGCTCCGACGCTGCCGCCGTATCCACAGGCTAATTCCGCCACCTTACCTTTCTGCCGAAGGTGACCGTTTTCACCGTGCTTGACAACCGGAACGCCGAACATCTTTGATGCCGATGCACAGTAAATATCTGCGCCGTTCGCAAAGGCGTCCATACGCCACTGCTCCCCGGCGATCCACGCTATAACACGCGCTTCGATTGCAGAGAAGTCCGCCACTATGAACTTATATCCCGGTCTGGGTACGAAAGCCGTGCGGATGAGCTGCGACAGCGTATCAGGCACATCCTCGTAGAACATTTCGACCTCATCGTAATAGCCATACTTGACTGTATTTCTCGCTTCGGTCAGGTCAGGGATATGGTTCTGCGGCAGGTTCTGTAACTGAATGATGCGCCCTGCCCAGCGTCCTGTGCGGGCAGCGCCGTAAAAGCTGAACATCCCTCTCGCTCTGGAATCCGAGCAGGCTGCTGTCTGCATCGCCTGATACTTTTTGACACTGGACTTTGACAGCATGAGCCGCAGCTCCAGCACAGACTTGACGGGATCTTTTGCTGTCTTGAGCAGTTCCTTTACAGCAGCCTTATCCAGACAGTCCGATTTATAGCCCTGTTCGCTGAGCCACTCCAGAAGCTGATACACGGAATTCGGGTTCTCGATACCGGTAAGCCTGCGCATTTCTGCCGACAGTGTTGCCTTCGCCTGTGCGTCCAACGTGAGGGCGGCTTCGACCAGCTCCATATCGACACGGATACCACGGTCGTTGATCTCCTGATCGAGATAAAACTGCTCCCAGATGAAATCCGGTACCGGGAAACGGGAAAGGCACTGGTCAATGGCAAGCTCCGCCTCCACATCCTGCTTGTTGTAAGCCTTAAAGGTTTCCCATTTCTCCAGTGCATCGGCGGGGGTATGAAACTGTGGAACGCCGTCAACGGTATCATAGGGAACACAAAAATACTTGATGAGCGCCTTGCCCTCCGGCATCTTCTGCTGTTCCAGCTTCAGAGCAGCACCGGCAGAGGCAAGCGTCGATGGTAGACCGAGCGTCCTGCAATGGATCATGGTACACTGCCAGCCGACCGGACTGAGATAATCGCCGACGGTATCGGCATCAATGCTGTAGCTGCGGAAGATCTTCGGATACTCCTCACGCAGATATCTGGAGAGACATACACGCTCAAATTGCACGTTGAATGCCCGTTTGATGACTGATTCATCGGTGAGCGCAGAAAGGATCTCATCAGGAACGCGATCACCGTTCGCCAGATCGTAAAGCTGCACTGCACCGTCATCCACAGCCACGCTCATCAGCGTGATAGCAAAATACGGAGAATCGGCGTAAGCGTACACACCGCACTTGGTGATGTCACGGTCACTCCGAGTCTCCAGATCGATTTCTATAGTTTTCATGGTAACACTTCCTTAGAACCCACCCGGACGGTATCCCGTCAGTCGCCCACCCGACATTCATTGGTTATTTAAGAGAGAAAATCGTCATCATCATCGTCATCGCTGAAATCATCCTCGGCACGGGACTTGCCACCGAGGGGCTCTCCGTCACGAAGCTTCTGGAGATTATTTAGTCCGCAGGCGATGCCCTTGTTTCCGTTGGTGTTGAATGCATAGAAGTTGATCGAGGCTCTGCCGTAGATACCGGAGTAAAGCTCGCTGGTATCAAGAATCGGCTGACAGTCGGCATCCACAACCCCCGGCTTGGTAGCGCTGTTTGCGTTGATGAAATAGCAATTAGCATAAGCCTCATCATCGGGGCGCTCCTCGTCACCGTCACGCAGCGGAGTCTTGATCGCCTTCAGGGGAGGCACGGACTTGCCATTGCCCTTGAGTTTGGACTGTCCTTCGTCATATGCAGCCTTAATTGCTGCCTTGATCTTCTCGACAGTGGCAGCATCGGACTTCGGGATGATGAGAGAGACACTGTACTTTGGAGTGCCACCGTTGATTGCCTTCGGCTCATTCACGATCAGATAGCTGAAGCGTGTGTTCTTGCCGGTGATAACTTTGCAGGGATTTACAATTTTACTCATTTTCATTTTCCTCCTTGAATTCTTCAGTTGCGGAGTTCCACGCAGGACGTTTGTCGCTGACAGGAACCATTGTCGGTTTTCCCTTCGGCTTCTCAATAAGAGTACCGAGGAGAGTATCAAATTTCTTCTTGCCGAGCAGTTTTGTCATAGCGGTTACACCCATGAGCTTGCGTTCATAAGGATCATAGCCAGCATCCAAGACAACTGCTGCAACAGCATCGTCATTTGTATATCTGCGGTTGCTTCTCCCCTCTACGACCTTGAAGCCGGGATACTGCTTACCGCTGATAGCCTGTTCGAGCGCATAATCCTTGATATCGTTAATCCAGCCGATAAAGGTTTCAGCCCTGTCAAGAATCATGCTGATTTCGTCATCGGCGAGGGTGTCAGGCACAGCAAAATCATACTGTGCAAGCTGCAGGTTATATTCAGCCCGCTTCCGGCATGTAGCCTTGATCCTACAAAACTGGCAGTGCTTTCCGGCTCTGTAATCACCTTCACCCTTTGCCGCAAGTATAGCTGCAGGAATAAGGACTTCATCAGCCCAGCTTAGCAGCTCCTCTGCAGATATCTCCGCCGTACTGACATTGTCACGGCGGGGCTGAAAAATTGTCATGCGAACTGTCTGTATATCATAGATGCTTTCAAATAGATGCAGTGCTCCAAGAGCGTACATTCTCATCTGACTGTTGTTATCAGCCTCCACAAGCACACCGAGACCATATTTGAAGTCAATGACAGTCATGACGCCGTCGGCAACAATGACACAATCGGCTGTGCCAAAGCTTTCTGCTACCCAGCGTGTAAAGTCAAGGCGCTGCTCTACGAGAACCAGCGGATCAGGGCAGCACGCTTTTGCTGCTTGCACCTGCTCCATGACATATTCGCAGTAAGCATCAGTACACTCGGACATTTCCTCGTCGAAGTATATCAGGTCCTCTGTGGGATCCCGGACGCTGTATCCAAGTGTTTTTTTGACCTTGTACTCGCAGAGGGCATGGGCATCGGTGCCCTGCTGAGCGTAGCTGCTGCCAGTGTCGCCACCCACGTTTTCCTTTGCAGAAGGCGGGCAATTGATCCAGCGCTCACTGCTGGAGGGAGATAAAAGAGCATGGCTGCTCATACTAATTCCTCCGCTTCTGCAAGCACAGCTGCGTAATCAGCCTCGGCAATATCCGAGAGTTTTTCTGCACCGTATTTAGAGATCAGCTCCTTGACCTCGGCTGTATGCCCCGCACGGGAAATCTCTGACAGACGGCTGCGCAGCTGCACGAAGGTGACAGTCTGCTTCTCAGGCTCAGGTGTCGGCTGTTCCTTCGTTGCTTCCGCTGCCGGCTGCTCGTCGGTCTCAGGATCATACAATGTCTCAAATGTGTTGATATACTCTGCAGTTACTTTATCTGTCAGCGCTGCTACTGCCTTTGTCAGCGCCTTAAGTGCATTGATAAGTTCCATAGCTTTGTCCATGATTATGCTTCCTTTCCTATTTCCTTGATTGACAGTTCCTCAACAGTATCACCGGGAACAATAACTGTAAGATGTGTCTTGCTGCCAAGCAGAAGCCTGAGCAGTCTCTCCCTTATGGGGACTCTGCGATAGGATACCAGTCCTCCGCTCTGCATTCTTTTCCCAATACTGATCTGAAGCGCATGCTTCATCTGCGCCACCTCCTCTAAAAATCATCCGGCGGATCATCGCCTTCACAATACGGACATTATAGAGCTGTTTTGATGGGGTGTTTTATCATAATATTTCAAAAACTTTTTTCTCCCCGCAGCTATTGACTCATATACCGTCTTGAAGTTTTTTCCTTCAAGACGTGAGATTTCCCTGATAGACAAACCGTCTGCAAGCATCTGCAGTCTTCTGCGCTGTACGCCGGAAAGCATTGCAAACGCCTGCCTTACGGATTCTCCGAGCTCCTCCTGCACACCATAGGGATCATTGTCCTCGGCATCGGGATCAGCCACCTCTATCCCCTCGTATGTCATAGCATCGATTGACCAGCAGTGTCTGTGCTCCTTTCTATCAAGGGATGCTTCCTCTCTCCTGGAATCAACTATTACTGTGCCGATTTCCTCGGTCACCTCGACTGCGTCTACCTCACCGGTACAGAATTCATATCTGATAAGCATAAAAATTCCTCCATTTCCGAGAATGGAGGAACCACAGGCTGCAGACGGGTATGACAAATCAGACCGCATCCAGAAGGGATTTCTCCGTTCGGATTGCAGCCGTCAGCTCAAATGACAGCCGTTCTTATTGAATTTTCTGCTACAGACTGTTGAGCAACCGATGATCAGTCGGCTCAGAATACAGCAGCGGATAGTTTAACGTCGTGTCCGGGACATACTAGTTTTTATATATGGCAGCAATTATAACGCCTGCCACTCAATTACCATGACTAAATTGTAGCATAGGATTTCGGCAAAAAGAAGAGACACAGTGTACCCGATTCTGCTTGAAACCAACGCATTTTCGGGGACTGGGCGCCTTGACATCACCGCAGTGCCGCACTGAATTTCGCGTAAATTCGCATATAATCAAATCGTGTACGAATCGTACCCGTTTTTTGAAAATTTCTTTTCGTATCTTTATGATTATCAATCATAATCTGCGTAATATAGGCATTTTCGTAAATGAACATAGCGGGGACGATTAGTCCCCGAACATATAAAAAGGCCGCCAGACATTTCTGTCTGACAGCCATATTCTTTGTATTCAGTTCATGCATCAATCCGGACTCCGTTTTCATCGTATCCGTCTACATAATTGGTAAGCGGAACTGCGCCAGCCTCCACAAGCTTCCGGTTTACAACAGGCACAGACAGCGTATACCACTGCTTCAGTGCGTACTTATACAGCTCCATATCGATGCTGTTGCGAAATTTACTCAGTGACGCATTGATATATTCGTTGCTGACATCGGGCGGCAGATGCAGAGCGATACAGAAAGCGACAAGTTCACGGATATCAAATACACGATCAGAATCGTTTCTCAGATTCTTTATCGTATCCGGCGACATTCCTGTAGCCTCAGCAAGCGCAGGTACTGTAAACCGGTGAGATTTCATAAGATCGACGGTCATCTGATTGAATGTCTTCTTAACCGTCTGCATCTCTCGAGCTTGCTTTTCCAGCATTCTTCGCAGCGCAAGGCCTTCTGCAGTCGTCGCTGCCTCTCCGTTTTTGCCACAGTATTGAACGCGCTTACTTCCCTTTTCAGGATTCTTCAGTAATCGTCCGCCCAATAAAACCCGTAGCTTGTGCTGATATTTCTCTTCAAATACCAGACAGCAGGCCGCCATGTTCTCTCGCGCTTCCCGCGTCAGATGGAAATAACCGCTATGGTCCACATATACATACTGACTGGTATTCAGGCAGTAGTGGCTCTCAGCGTAGACAAAGAGTCCGGTATCAATAACCTTGCGAAATTCCGGATTTCTCAGGTATTCCGCAATAGCATCCTGTTCATCGATCGTGTATGTCTGATTCGGCGGTAGCTTTGAGAGATGATTTGGTATCCGTTTATTATTGATATACTGCGATATACCGTCAACATCCGGATAGCCCAGCTCCGTAAGTCTCCTGCGTGCCATCGATAATGGTACCTCAAAATGAGCAGCAACATCCTTTACAAGCTGTTCAAGATTCTGAAGCGTATGCTCCCCGCCGTAGCTTTTCATCATTTTATCGGCATACGTCTTTCCCGGCTTATCCTGTATCATGATGTATCCCGGCAGCTTATTGGCGTGAAGCTCCATGATATCTATAGGCGACCATTTACTGTCTCCCTGCTTATCATTTTTATTGTAACGCTTGCAGAGATATGACGCATAGCTGTGTCCGTGTGTTCTCTGCAGCATCAGGTAGTAGGAA